GTCGATCATTTGCCGCAACGCCGCATCGCAGCTTTGTTGCTGGAGGCCGTTATTTTCCGCGTGGCGCGGATACTGGAAGACTTTCACCGCGAGTCCGCCATCGAACGCGTCTTTCTCTCGGGTGGATTATCCGAATCGGCTTGCTTGCAACAGGGCATCGCCCAATGCGTGCCATTCGATGTCCACTGTTTGACGCAGGTTGATTCCAGCCTGCGAGGTGCTGCGCTGCTTGCAGCCGGAATGGCGCCGGCATGTTGCAGGGAAAGCAAAAAGATATCGGCAACGCTCGACGCACCGGCACTACCTGAAAAATACCGGCGCTGGAAGGAGTGGCTGGATGTTTTGCTGGATTCCCGGTAAGTCCGACAGGCTGCTAGAACACAGTAACACCTTAAACCAACCCCCTTCAGTCCCCCCTTCTCAGGGGGAAGCCTTTAAGCCTCCCCTGACAAGGGGAGGTTTGGAGGGGTTTGTTTGCGAAGATTAAAGTGTTACATGGCACTACAGCCGTTTAACCCAGTCAATGTCAGGATAGTCCCGTTTGATATCACGCTTGAGCGCGTCATCGCTGATCGTGATGCGCAGCGCCCTGGCGCGTTTCCTGAGCCAAGTATCATACTGTGACTTGGCCGCTTCAATGATCTCGATGGTATATTTCTGGTCGTTGCGGGCTATCAGGCGCAGCACGCGATAGCCGTCGTCATCCTCGACGGTATTGGGATGAATCGCACCCGGTGCAAGTTGGTTCAGGATATCGAAAATCGGGTCGTTTTGGGGTAGATACCGGCTGATCTGCAAGCTCGATATCATTGCGGCAGGCACTTCAATTGCTTTGCTTTCCAATTCAAGCCGTGCGGTCATCAGCCCGGTCGCGTTTGCGGCATCGGCAAAACTTTTGCCGGAGATGACCAACCGTTGGGCTTGTTCGATGCGCGCCCGTTCGGCAGTATGGATGTCTGCTGTAGTGTTGAAATAACGGCGCAGCTTGCGGTTGATTATTTTTGGGACGACGTAGAGTTGTGCATAAGCAGTATCGTTAACGTGAAAGGCTTGTTCTTGAGGCGGAAGAGTTTCTTGTGACTTGAAGTCTTCCCCGCCCGGGGGGGTGAATTGTTTGACGAAGGGGAAATTCACCGGTGTTTCTCGCGGGGTGACGTACACACCGACCGAGTGTGCGACTTCGTGCGCGATGGCATCCTGCATGATGATGACCAAAGCGTCTGCTTCTGACAATTCGGGTGATTTGTAGAATTTTTCGATCTGCATCGTATGCAAGATATCTTCGCGGGTGATCGGTCTCTCGCCGACTTTTGCCACCACGGCTTTGACGCCCGGAGTGGCAGGTGGGGCCGAGTGAGTTGGCGAAGAAAACAATGCGAGCAGCAGCGCAAGAACAAGAACAGAGGAATCCAATTTTTGATCGTGCATTTTCACAATTCTCGTTAAAATTACTATTCCCAGTATCCTCCAGCTGTTCCGGCCAGTCAATGCATGGAGATACCGTATACAAGCTACCACGCACTACCGGATAAATAACAGCACCGGAAGGGATGGTGGACATATTGCCGGGTTGCTGATCAATGATTCGTAATATTACGGTTAGACTTGCCAGCGATCATCTGGCAGCATATTGACCGTTAGATGTTTGCGGCGTAGCTTGCGCAAGTGATTCAGAAGCTGACTCAGAAATAATCAAAGGATACTTTATGAGCGTTTACGAAATTGTTCCTGCCGGCGATGAAGTCATACCCCGCAACCATACGCTGATGCAACGGCCTTGCCGGCGATTGCATCGGCACGCCGAAAGGTGATCCGCATGGTCAACCTTCGTGGAATATCCATCAGGACGATCGCAGCGGGCGGTCTGGCCATCCTGGCCGGAGGTGGCGCTTATTATTACTATGTGTACCTGCCGCAGATGGAACAAGAGTCCGCCGTGGCGTTGCAGCAAGCCGTGAAGGTTGGTGCAAAGCCCAAGGTTGCTCCAAGACCAAAGGCAGCATCGGCTGTTCCCGCTGTATCAGAGCTTCCGGCGCCTGTGTCCGGCGCGCCGGCTACTGCTCCAGAGCAGCCTGCCATCACCACGCCGGGCAATGTGGCGATCGCTACCCCGGTTCAATTGCTCAAGCCGGTCCTGGAACCGGCTTCCGAACCGGTGAAGCCCAAGCCTGCCGTGAGGAAATCTGCGCCGAAAAAGCCAAGGATTAAAACGCCGCCAACGAGACCGGCCAGGAGTCAGCAAACAACACCGCCATTACCTGCGGTGCTTCCGGAGTCCGGCGTGGCTGCTGCGGAGCCAAGGATAATCACACCGAAATACAACGATATCCTGACTGCTGTATTGCGAAGTGACAGGGATGCAGTCAAACAGTTGCTGGACTTTGGCCGCTGGGTGGACAAGCCGGGTTCCAGCGGCCTGACCCCGTTGATGGCGGCTGTCATGAACCGGGACACGCAGATGGTGCAATTGCTGCTTGATCGCGGCGCTGTTCCGAGTTCGCAGGCGCTCAAGCTCGCACGGAAAAATAAAGATGACGCGACGGTGTTGCAACTCGAGCGGCACGGCGCGCGTTAGTCGGTGGTGGGCGGTACTGGGTTCGAACCAGTGACCCCTGCCGTGTGAAGCCGGGGGTGTTTGCGTGTTTATTGGGTTTCAGGCGGTTTCTGACCTGATTATTCCCGAGATATACGGTTTTGCATTATTCGCGTACCCAGCCAGGTGATCCGGCGCGAGGTGCGCATAGCGCAGCACCATGCTGTAGCTGGCCCATCCGCCGAGCTTCTGCAGCACCTCCAGGGGTGTGCCCGCCTGAATGTGCCAGGTGGCCCAGGTGTGCCTCAGATCGTGCCAGCGGAAGTTTTTCACCCCCGCGCGTTTCAGCGCTTTCCCCCATGCCGTTTTGATCTGTCCGAGCGGTTTGTCCTTGTATGGGAACACCCATGCGTCATGTTGTCCGATCTGCCCATTCAACACTTCCATCGCGGCGTCTGATAGTGGGATGCCGATCGGTTTGCCGGCTTTGGCCTGGTCGGCGTGGATCCACGCGACTTTTCTGCGCATGTCCACCTGCGACCATTCGAGGTGCGTGGCGTTGCCCTGGCGCAGGCCGGTGGCGAGGCTGAAGCGGGCCAGCGATCGCAGGTGCGGGGGGAGTTGGGCATCGAGGCGCAGCCATTCTTCGTGGGTTAGCCAGCGGATGCGCGCGGGCGGTATCTTCTTGCGCTCGATGATCGGCACGGTGTCCAGGTGTCCACGGCGTTTGGCGAAGTTGAGGATGGCGGTGACGAGGTTGGCGGTGCGGTTCCAGGTGGCCGGTGCGCCGGTGAGGTGCGGCTGGATGAGCGTTGCGGTGAGTTCGTTCAGCGGGACATCGGGGATCGAGGCGATCAGCGCGCGCAGGCGATAGCGGTCGGATTCGTTGCGCGGCTGGTGGTTGAGCCAGTCGGCGCAGGCGTTTTTCCAGGTTATTCCGGTGTGCTTTTGTTTCCAGAGATCAGCCTTAAGCTGGTCGTGGATCTGCTGGGCTTCCTGTTTAATGGCAGTCCCAGTGCTTCTTCTAACTCGGCGTCCTTTGATCGTGATGCTGACATACCAGACCGGACTTTTTTCATCCCTGTAGAGCGACATGGTTTTTTCTCCCTGCCGTATTGTGTGCGCAGCCATGCCAGCAGGTCAAATTCGATGAACACCCACGACCTGCCCACCTTGGCGGCGGGCAGGTCGCCGGCGTCGGCCATCTGCCGCACGGTTTCGGGGTGGCAGTGCAGCAGATCGGCGGCGGTTTTCAGGTCGAGGGTGGGCATGTGACGTTCTTCGGATATTCGTCGTGCAGCTCGCCATTGAGCCGCCGCCCGGCGCGTTTTGTTCCAGCCCATCCCATAATGGTGCCATCGCCAAGGGTAATTTTATTACTGCACACAGGAATACCCTGCGCGTGTCCCATCATCGGGATCCACTCTCCCCACTGTTTGAAGAAGAATGGCACGCCTGCGGCCTTGCATTGATCGCGCAAGGTACGCGCCTGGTCCGGATGCATCGGTCGCGCATGCGGGCCGGATTCGCCACCGCAGACAACCCAATCAATTAAAGCCCATCCATTCAAACGCGCACCTGGCGCCCGCATCTCCATGCCTTCAATTAAATCAACCGGACCAAGCAACGGCTCCGCACTCACCCACCGCACCGCTGCAGGCGTTTGCAGCAACAGCGGGATGCGCTGATCGGCGGTTTCCTGATTTTCGATGCTGACGCCCAGCCAGGCGTTCGGATATCTCCCGGCGAAGCCTTGCGGATAACCAACTTCGCGAAAAAATTCATCCCTCTCCATTACCCACTTAAGCATTCTTTCAGGTCTTTTTGTCAACACTTGAAACGTATGCTCTTGACAGCATTTGATCGTTGCGAATACTGCTGAAATAAATTCATCCGGCACGCTTTCATGGAACAGGTCGGCGCGTGGGCAGACGAAGATGCGTTGCGGGTTTTTCCAGTGTAGCGGTTTGTAGAGTTGCTCTGGATGCGTTTGTACGTCGGTGAATTTACGATCGAAGAAGACGCTCTTTGGGTTTTTCGACCAGCGCGTTTCCACCTCGCGCTCGGCATAGCAGTGCTTGCAGCCCTCGGACACCTTGGTGCAGCCGGTCACCGGCGACCAGGTGGTGTTTGTCCAGTTGATGCCTGATTTTGTGGTCATGGCTGCGTTGCCGCCATGGCGGCATCATCAAATACCGCCGGACGAAGTCCGGCGACCTTACTGGTTCTTCTGCTTTTGACCTTCACGCTGTTGCCTCCGCTGCTTGCGCAGCTTTCTTTTTTGGCGCGGGTTTTTTCGCTGCAGGCGCAGCAGCGGTTGGGGTAGAAGCAGGTTTGGCGACTGCTTTTTGAACAGCCTTAACCTCGGCGATCGCGGCATTCCGCACTGCCTCGGCATCGACGCCTTGTATCTGGGCGATACGCAGCATGGTTTGCGGTGTCTTGCCATCTGCTCTTTTCAGCGCCCAGATATCGACATCGAGTTCGAATGCCATCTCCATCTCGAACACGAACAGGAGGTGTTCGCTCGGGTCCATATCCGGCAATCTTTTCTCGAAGGCCTCGGCACGCGCGTCATGGTTGGGTAGTGCGGCCAGGTCCGGCGCATGCCGGGCGATGAGGCCTTTGACAAGGTCGTTGTCATATCGCGCTCCATTGAATGTATCCTCGGCCAGCACGCGGAAAAGTTCGGGACGCATTTTGCCGGCGGCCAGATCGGCAGCGATGCTGGCGCGCAGTTCTTCAAACAGTCTGGTGCGGAAGGCGTTCTCCGGCGCGACGGCGGCTTTTTCTTTTTCCAGGCGCTGCTTGTCGGCTTTCGATCCGGACGAGGCGGCGCCCTTGAGCTTGATCTCGAAACCCGCTTGGCGCAGCGCTTTGGTGGCGGCCTCGATGCTGATGGCCTGGATGATCTCGCCATTGCGGTGAGGATCTTCGATGAGGGTCTTTTGCACGGACGGTTTTCCCTCATGGGCGGTGAGCAGTTTGGTCTTGATCAGCGCCTTTTCCCAGGTGGTGCCCTTGGGATCGTTCGGGATGGCCTCGGTCAACAGGGTCATGCCTTGCTGCTGCAAGGAGCGATTCAGGCTGTAATTGCTATAATGCGGGTGAGGTATCAGCTTTTTCGCTTCCTTGCCGGCGATCACCTTGTGGCCGTCGGCTGCGGCCTGTTTCTGGATGAGCAGGACGTGGGCGACTTTTTTAAGGCCGAAGCAAACGGTGTCCGTGCAGACGTTTTTACTTTGCATGTCGTCGAACAGATCCGGCTGGTTGCCGGTGAGCTTGGGGCAGGTGGCGCAAGCGCCGGCCTTGGGCAACAGCTCGGCATCCTTGGGCGACCAGGGCGCCTTGGCGAGATCCAGCATGAAATGTTCGTGGATATGATGCTTGGCCTCGCGGTATGACATGGCCTCGTCGCCGAAGCGCGGATGGGTGATCGCTTTAAGCGCTTCCAACTGCAATTTGTCGGTCGGGATGCGGGCGATCAACAGTGCGCGGGAAGCATCGAGCAGGCCGTCATAGAACGCCTTGCGCGCGTCATTGCAGAGTGTCAGCAGCTTGAGCCGGGCATAGACATAGGCGCGGCTCTTGCCGATCTCGGTGCCGAGATCCTCGGCTTTGCTGCCCAGCTCGATCAGACGCTGGTAGCCCTCGGCTTCTTCCAGCGGATGCAGGTCGTCGCGCTGCAGGTTCTCGATCACCTGGGCATGCAACACCTGCAGATCGGTGAGCTCGCGCACGAAGCAGGGCAGCTCGGTCAGCCCGGCCAGCTTGGCCGCTCGGTAACGGCGCTCGCCGGCGACGATCTCGTAGTGCGTGGCCGATTGTTCGCGGTTCTGGTTTTTTTTGATCTCCGCGAGCGCAACTTTGACACCGGCCATGTTTTTACTGTCGATATCGGCGGGCATTTCGGCTTGTCCGGCATGGATGCGCTCGGCATAGAGTTTGTCGGCCAGGGTGTAAGGCTCGGGGAATGGCCAGGCGGCAGCAGGTCTCTTGGCCGGTGCCGTGCCGATCTCGCGTACCAACAGCGGCTGCAGCATGCCCTGCGTCTTGATCGATTCGGCCAGCTCGTTGAGCTTGGCTTCATTGAAGCGTTTGCGCGGGTTGGTGGGCGACGGGCTGAGCAGATCCAGCGCGATGAGGTTGGTGACGGTGACGGTCAGGTTTTGGGCGTCCATGGCTGGTCCTTATAGTTCAGGGATTAAAAAACAGGCCAACGCATTCGCTTCGGAGGCGCTGAGCTCGAACGAGACGTTGTTCTTGTGGATGGCAACCGACCCATCCTCGTGGATGCCGAACGCAAAGCGCAGGCGGCGGCCGGCGATGTTCTTCGTTTTTTCGAAAGGCAACGCGGGCGATGGCGGTTGTGCCATGGGGCAGGCTTGCTGACCGGCGGCTTTTTTATTTTTGGCCTTCATGGCTTTGACCGCCGGTGGTTTGGCGGCGCAGGTTTTTCCGGGGACCGGAAACATCAGCGCAGCCTGTCCTTTGCCGCGCCGCTCGATCTTGTGGTGTTTGTGCAAATAAAAAGTCATGTTGTAGACCTGCTTCACGGTGCTGTCCGGAAGCTGCTTTTTAACCGCGCGATGCAGCTCGTTTATATTGATCCCGGGATGGGCGAGGACGGCTTCGGTAATGATCTGGCCGCTGCCGACATTATTGTGTTTGCTCATGGGTTGCTCCTGGAGGGGTTGTTTTGGAATTGAAGTTTTAGGCTTCACTTGTTGTGCGGGTTTCAAATCCGCCCGCACCGGGTTCGAAGGTTGTGCAAACGCATCCACTTTCCCGGCGAGCCAGAAGGACAGCACCTTTGCGCTGTTTTGATATCCGGCACGGCGAGTGATGACGCGATCGAGGGTCAGTTGGTCGATCAGGTTATCCAGTTCGTCGATGTCCTCCGCAATGTCCTCGCTGATCTTGCGCAGCGTCTGCATCGCCACGGGGTGCCGCTCGATTGAGCCATTGAGCGCTTTCAGCACTTTGTCGCGCAGCGCGATATTCATGATGTTTTGCTCCGCTTCAAAACCCGCGCCAGCCTCGGGTGCGCCCACATGCTGGCGGTGATGCCGAACGGCCCGCCGGCGAGGAATGCGGCGATCTCGCTCCAGCTCGCGTTCGGGGCCAGCTTGAACAGCACCATCTGGCCACCGCCGATCACGAAGCTGGTGGCCGCCGCCGCGACATAGTGGCCGTTGTTGACGTTGAGCGATTGCGCGCCCAGCGCGAACACCAGGACGAAGGTGCTGGCGAACAGGGTGAGCTCGGTCATCGTCCGACCCTTTCTTCCCACAGCGCCCGGTCTTCCGGACTGGATTTTCTGCGCTCCTCCAGCACCCACGCGGCGGTGATCATCTCCAGCCGCACCAGGTGCCCGCCGCCGAGCCCGCCGGCCAGGCCGGTGATGAACAGGCCGTAGCTGCCGATCTCTGGCGGCAGCAGCGCGAACGCGACGATCGCAAGCGCCAGACCAAAGATCATGCCGGCCATGCCGATCCACGCCCAGGGGATGCGGATCGTCAGCGCGCGGTGGTCGAGTTCTGCGAGGATGCCGAGATTCAGTTTCATTTTTTCCTGCTCCAATCGATTTTATCCACTTCAACCTTGATGCACGCGCCGTCCTCAAAATCGATCTTGAGCGTGCACGGCGCACCGAACATCCACGGCTGCCAGCCGTGCCATTCGTCCTCCGGTATCGAGTCCTGCGCCGGAACCATCACGGCGCTAAGGATGAGTGCGATCCGGAGCGTTTTCATTTCATTGTCGCCCGCGGGCGATGGTGTTTTGCGCGTTGAACAATGCCGAGCGGCGCGTGAAGCCGCGCGAACGGAAGAACCGGTAATCGAGCGCCAGTTTGCGCAGCCTGCCGATGCAGCGCGCACAGCGCAGCAGCCAGGACGGATTGCGGCGATGGGTACGGCGCGGTATCAGGTTGCTGCGGTTCATGGTTGCTCCTAGAAATATGTTTGTAATCGGGTGCAAAGTTTTGCCATCATCACGCGCTGCGAGGGCGTATTCGTCTGCCTCATGCGGTTTTTTATCAAGATTGCACCAACTGCTATTCGGCACCGATCAATTGAGCAAACGCATAACACCGGGTCGCTGAATTGCTGCCTCAAGCAACTCCATATTGAATTCCGGCTCATGTTGCAATACCTCCATTATTTTGGCGAACACCATTCTGCGAAGTTCGGGCGACATGTCTGCCCAGTCAATACAATGCAGGGCACGGAGCGCCGCTGAATCCTTGCTGTTTAAGCGCACGCCGGTGATCTCCATTGCTTGGTCCAGTGTGCAGATATTAAAATGTTTGCCTTCCATCATTTTTTTAAGTGCCAGCAGGATGGCTTGTTTGTGGAATTGTTCAATCATGCGGCCTCCCTTTGGCAAATCAATTTGGCGACCATGAAGAACGGCCCGTTGATGCTGGCGAGATTCAGCGCGGTGCGCGCGGCCTTGACGCTGCTGGCGGCGATAATGCCCCAGCAGTGTGTGCCGTTCGCATCGGTGATCTTGACGTGGTAGTGGTTCATGATTTCAGTCCCTCCGGCGCGGGTGTGCCGTGTTGCTGTTTCTTCCGTTTCATCATCAGCGCGGTGCCGCGCAGCGCGGCCAGGATGTCCGGCGCGGTGATCGCCGTCACATACCCGATGCCGATCCGGCGCAACTGTGCGAAGCGGTAAGCATCATGAAGCTCGTCGGCGGTGATGTGGATATCATTTGTCATCGTTCGGCACCCTTCCTGAAAAAACCAGCCACAACAACACCGCCAGGTAGCCGCACAAAATAATTCCGATCGTCCAGCTTCCCATCGCCTTCTCCTCGCCGTTTATGTAGGAGCGAGCTTGCTCGCGAAGATTTATTCGCCAGCGAGCTGGCTCCTACCTGGTTCCAGAATCTGTTGTGCGCGCTTGCCGGAACACCCGTCCCGGCACCGCGCACTGAACCGGCAGGTGAAGCTGGGAACCTGCCGGCCCTTTGATTCGGGCGGGTTAAAAACCCGCCCCTACCACACCCGCGCTGCGCCACTTCACAACCCCTTGAAAATTGATCGGATGCGCAGTGCGGTTGCCTGGTTGCAAGGGCAGGACTTGAACCTGCGACATTCGGCGTATGAAGCCGCTGCTCTACCAACTGAGCTACCTTGCGTCTGTTCTGTTTCGTGCTGCCTGCTGCTGGGTTTTTGTTAGCCTCGTTGAGGCATGGGTGAATTAAAGCACACTTTAATTTAATTAGTCAAGCATACTTTAATTTGTGGCATAATAAAAACCGCAGGGGTGTCCTGCGGTTCAATTATTGGAGGTATGCGATGAAAAATCCGGAAATCTGTGAGGAGATGAAACCCTACGAGGCAGAATTATCCGCAGCCGCCAAGCGTGGCGATATAGTTGAGCTTAGGAGGATTATTGAGGCGGCGGGATTTGTTTGGGTCGACCGGCAAGCACCTGAAACGTGCAAGAATGAAGTTGATCGTCAAGCAATGCGAGAAATCCTTGAGACGCCGCCCAGGCTTGTATCTGTTCAAAAGCATCATTTCCCGTGAAATAAAACGGGATCAATGAATTGTAGTGCACCTCATACGCGCCCTTGCGGCGCGTAATTTCAATGATGTCGTCGAGGTGGCTCAATGCCCGATGCGGAGCATTGCCGAAAAAATAAGGGTCACGACAAAGCCGATCACGGCGAGGATGAGCAGCGCGGGTATGGCGGCCAGCACAGCTTTGACCATGAACTCCACCATCGACATGAACTGCATCTGTATGTCGGTGATCACGATGCCGGACTTGTTGCCCTTGACCAGAACCATCATCGGATTTCCATCGAAAGGCTTACCGCAGTTTGGACAAAACGATGCATCCGGGCTGACGTTGTGATTGCAATCCGGGCAGGGTTGGAGTGGCATAGTTCACCAATTCGCTTTAGTCTGTTCCTTATCAATAGCTGCGCGAAGTTGCGTGCCTAACTCCATAAGTGAGGGTCGCGCATCATCTAATTCAGCTTGCAGGACAGGACGTTCTAATCCTGATGGGACATACGTGCTGGGAGGCATTGAAAAGGTGATATTTGAAAAGGTAATTTTGAACTTTTGTTCTTTGGTATCCACGCGCATTGTAAAACCGATCATCCACCCTTCTTTCCCAAAGCACCCTATCCCACTGCATGGATATGTAATACGCCCGTTGCCGATGATCCTTCCGGCCTCTTTGTCGTCGTTTTCGATCACCGCCTTGGCTGAATGAAAAGTCTCGGCGATCCAGATTTTTGTAGCGTTATAAATCTGGTCTTTTGTATGCCCTGGGACATCGACTACTCTTTCAATGCTTGATTCCTTTGCGGGTTCCATACCAGCGCAGCCCGCCAGAGTAAACAATATAGCGAATACCGCGAATTTGATCAGATTCATGACTACCCCTTAGAGTTTAAGCTTGAGCTGGATTTGCAATTGTATTACGTTATTGCTTGCCGTTGGTGCCTTCGTCTGGTTCAGTAAGCGTACGCCCAAACTTGGGCATTTTTGCTTGGTCTCTAATATCCATTGGCTCCATTATAGCGAGCGTGGTTTTTTGAAATTCGTTTTTTGCATAGCTTAATATCTTTTCCCCAGCTCCGTCATTGATATACCAAGGACTAAAACCAGAAAGTTCAGCGAGCCCAAGGATGCTATCAGCACGCAGCCAAGTCATTGGTTCGAGTGGATCGAGCCAAGCATAAACAGCTTGCACACTCACATTGCATTTATTCGCCACATCGACCACTTCGTGTCCGTGTGCTTTTGTAGCCGATAACGCCTCTATAACGCGGTGTTTTAATGTACTCATGATATTTATAAGCATATCCGCACCATCTTAAAGTGTGCTTGACTCGTTTGTTTAAAGTATGCTTTAATCGTGGTATGAGCGATTCTGATGTTATTGATAAATTTGGTGGGACAAATGAGGTCGCGCGGATATGTGACATTTCTCCGCAGGCCGTATCCCAATGGCGTAAAGACGGAATTCCGCCAGCGCGCGTGATGTATTTGAAGTTGTTGCGCCCAGATGTATTCGGCAAAGCACCCCAACCCCAACAGGAGGCCGCTTGATATGACCGCACAATCAGATGAGTCGCATCTGCTCCAAGATGTTAATGGTGAGCGGCTGTATGCAAAGTACATGGAATGGTGCGACAACAGAAAATTCGTTCTCCAGGATGGAGATTTTAGTTTGGGCGGGCTGCAATCTCCGCTGATGACGCCAAGTCTAATATCAGCGTACCAGCAGTGGTGTCGCCAATCTTGTTTCGCGCGTTCGACAAAGCCATTAAGTCTTTCTGAAAGGCTTTCTGTTGTTCTGGTGAAAGCTGTCTCACTAGCGCGAAAACTAGCGCGCCCATTCCATTGACCGGGGCGTTTATCGTGTCGGCATTTGCTTTGAATTTCGGATCGTTCATGGGCATTCCTTTCGTGGTGGGCGGTTGTGTGAGAACTCCATCCTATCACGCTCGCGGATGCCCGCCTTTTACGGAGGCCGCATGATGCGCGCCTCCAACCCTCTTCGTTTCTCCTCCCTGAGCGAAGGCCGCGCAAGCGGCGTTGTGTGCCGTCCGGACTCACTCTCCGGGCGGCATTTTTTTCGTTCCGGTTTTGGGTAGGGAAGCACATGGTTTCAAGGTAACACCGCAGCAGCAAGTGTTCTACGTTTTATCAGGGAGACGACAAACATGGACCAACTGGACATTGCGATCCACCAGACCGCGCATGATGCGCCCGGCGGGCTCGAAGCGCTGGCACGCAGGATGGGCATGGGCGCGCAAGTGCTGCGCAACAAGGTGTGCCCCACCACCGACACGCACAAGCTGAACCTGCGCGAGGCGCTGGCGATCATGGAGATCACCGGCGATGACCGCATCCTGCAGGTGATCGCCGCGCAGCGCGGCTATACCCTGGCGCGCATCGCGCTGCCCGACGCGGCCAGCATCATCGATGCCGTGCTGTCTGCCGATGCCGAGCATGGCGGGGTGGCACAGCACATCCGTGCCGCCATCGCCGACGGCAAGCTGACCGAAGCCGAACGTGCCGCCGTCACCGCACAGATCAAGCGCGCCCACGATACGCTGGACTCGCTGCATTCCACCGTACTGCACGCGCCCACGTTGCTCAAGCAAGGCTGACCAACACATGATAAGCCTCGCATCGCGGCCGCCGCACACGCCTACTATCCCCGCTCCCCTATTGATTAAACAAGGGGACAGCAGCACGCACAGTTGCACCGCCCACACCACCGCGCAACAACAAGACCTCAACACCAACCAGTTCGCGGGTCCTTCCTGCCTTTCCCCCCCACGGGTAATTCGCACCTCGAATTTTCTGGAATGTGTGATGGTTGTGCTTAGTCAACCGCGCGGCGCCTGGCTATTCAATTCTCAGGCGGGCCTGCATGAAGATCACCGTTAAAACTTTGGGCATCGAGGAATTGACGCGCGATCTGTCGGCGCTGGAGAAGGAGCAGATCCCGTTCGCGACGATGCAGGCGATGAACCGGACTGCTTACGCGGTTGCCGGGCTGCTCAGCAAGAAAATCGAGCGGGTGTTCGACAGGCCGACGCCGTGGGTGATCGGCGCGGTGCGCTACACGAAGGCGACGAAGCGCAAGCTGGAGGCGACCATCGACCTGGACAAGTGGGGCAACAAGCAGGGTGTGTCGGTGGCGCAGGTGCTGGCATCCGAGATCGAGGGCGGGCCGCGACGGCTCAAGCGCTTCGAGCGCGCGCTGATCCATGCCGGGGTAATGCGATCGAACCAATCCGCCGTGCCTGGCGAGGGCGCCAAGCTGGACCAATACGGGAACATGAGCGCCGGGCAGATCATACAGATACTGTCGTGGTTCCAGACGTTCGGTGAGCAGGGCTACAAGGCCAATATGGCCGACAAGACCAAGGCGCGGCTGGCCAAGGGCAGCAGGAAAAAAGGCACGCTCGGGTTCGAATACTTCGCGCTGCAGAACAAGGCTGGGAAGCTGCTGCCCGGGATATATCAGCGGTTCTTTTTTTCGAGCGCCGGCGGATCTGCGGTCAAGCCGGTGCTGATCTTCGTCGGCAAGCGTCCGACCTACAAGATGCGCTTCGATTTTTACGGGTACGCCGAGGACCGTGCCTACGATGAATTCCGCAAGGAGTTCCCGATCGCGCTGGATGAAGCGATGAGGACGGCGCGATGAGCTACGCGAACTATGACGATGTGATGGCGCAGTTGCAGTCGGCTGGGTTGATCCTGGACAAGGCGCTGACGTTCGATGCGCGGATCCAGCGCTGGAAAGTGGAGAGCGAGGATCGCGAGCGGCGCGGGTGGACGAAGCTGCGCGAGTGGCAGTCGAAGGCCGGCAACATCTACATCGTCGGCTGCTTCGGCGTGTGGCACGGCAACGATGACGGCTACACCAAGCTGGAGATCAACAAGGAAGATGCGGTGGTGCTCACCGCCGAGGACCGCGCCGCGATCAAGGCCGCGCACAAGGAGGCCGAGCGCAAGCTGGCGGAGGTGCGCAGGTCGGAGATCAAGAAGGCGGCGCAGTGGGCGGGCGCGGTGTGGAACAAATGCGCGCCGTGCGAGGCGCACGATTACCTGACGCTCAAGCAGATCAAACCGCACGGCCTGCGCATCCTGCCGGAGGATCTCGGCGAGATGAACCTGGCCGGCATCGATGACTCGAATTTTTTCCGCATCAAGTCCGCGTCCGGGGCGCTGGTGGTGCCGATGCACGACGCCAGGGGAAACATCCAGGGCTTGCAGTTCATCTACGCCAAGGGCCATCCGCGGCGCGCCAAGATCGAGCGCGACAAGGAATTCTGGCCGAGCGGCATGGCGATGGGCGGCACCTTCGGGCTGATCGGGCCGGTGCGGCGCGACGGCATCGTGCTGATCGGGGAAGGCTACGCCACGATGGCCAGCCTGCACGAAGCCACCGGGCAGACGTGTGCATACGCATTCAGCGCGAACAACCTGGCCAAGGCCGGCAGGGATCTGGCCAAGGCCTACCCGATGCTGCGCATCCTGTTCTGCGCGGACGACGACTACCTCACCGCCGGCAACCCCGGCTGCACCGCTGCCGCGAACGCCAGCGCCGAGATCGAGCGCAGCGCCTGGATCAAGCCGGCGTTCCCGCTCGATGCTGCCGGTGCAGACGCCCGCGCCGGCAAGAAGCTCACCGACTTCAACGACCTGCTGGTGATGACCGGATTACCCCTCACGCTGGCTGATCAGGTGAACGCCAAGCTTGACGAGATGAAATGGTGCGATGCAAAGCCGCGCGGGGCGATCCAGCCGCAGGGGGGTGGGGAAGAGCGCGGCGCACTCAAATCCATGCTCACCATCGATGAGGGCATCGAGCGCTTTGCGCTGGTGTTCGGCGGCAAGGGCACGATGTTCGATTACCAGGAACACAACCTGGTGCCCAAGGCGGACGTGCTCGACATCCTGCCGGAACACGGCTGGCGCGACATGCGCGCGCTCAAGCGCGTGGTGCGCATTGATGAAGTGGGATTTGATCCGGGCGGCGTGGACAAGCGCATCACCTGCAACATGTATGGCGGCTGGCCAACCACGGCGCGGCGCGGCTGTTGCAACCGACTGTTGGAATTGATCGAATATTTGTGCAGTGAAGAGGAAAACTATCGCGCCGCGCTCGACTGGGTGCTCAAGTGGATCGCCTACCCAATCCAGCACCACGGCGCGAAGATGAAGACCGCGCTGGTATTCCACGGGCCGCAGGGCACCGGCAAAAACCTGTTCTTCGAAGCGGTGATGGGCATCTATGGCGAATACGGACGCATCATCGACCAGGACGCGCTGGAAGACAAATTCAACGATTGGGCCAGCAAAAAGCTGTTCATGATCGCCGACGAAGTCGTCGCCCGCGCCGAACTGTATCACGCAAAAAACAAACTCAAGGGGTTGGTCACCGGCACGGCGATCCGCATCAACCCCAAAAATGTCGCCGCGCACGACGAGATCAATCACGTGAACCTGGTCTTCCTGGCCAACGAATACCAACCCTTGATCCTGGACAAGGACGACCGCCGCTATGCCGTCATCCACACCCCGGAAAAACTTACCCAGGAATTCTACCAACAGGTGCGCGAAGAACTTAACGCCGGCGGCATCGCCGCGCTGCACTATCACCTGCTGCACATCGACCTGGGCGCCTTCGACGAACACACCAAGCCGCCGATGACCCGCGCAAAACAAGACCTGATCGAAGTCAGCCTGGACAGCGTGCAGCACTTCCTGCAGGACTGGTGCGGCGGAGAGGTCAAGGACGCGCCGCTCGTCCCATGCCTGGGCTCCCACCTGTTCGCAACCTACCGCAAGTGGTGCGAACATTGCGGCGAACGATCGCCGCGCTCCATCGCGCAATTCATCGGCACCATCCGCAACCTGGCGCGCTGGCGGGCCGGACAGCCGCTGCAGACGTATGAGCAACTTAACGGCTCGGTTGCTAAAAGCCGCAAAATGGTCATCCCTCCCGATGAACTTCTGTCAACTTCGGAGAAATGCCCGTTAAAAACCGGCAAAACACAAGCCGTCTGGCTCACCGAATGTTTTTTTATCTTCGCAAGAGCGGGGGAGTTTGAGTGAAAATACTACGCCAGCCACTACGCCAGCCACTACGCCAGCCACTACGCCAGCCACTACGCCTCAAAGCCGCGCCGGTTGTTGGTTGCAACGCCACTACGCCAATTTCCTCGCGTGTATATGCGCACATGCACATGCGCCTAGGCACGCCCGCGCCCGCGCAGATACCTTCCCGTTGTATCCGTAGTATGAGTAGTAATAAAGCTTTGAGGCGTAGTGAAGAGGCGTTTTGCCGTAGTGGCTGGCGTAGTGGGGTTTTTGAAGCATGAATCCCGCCGCCCCCATCCTCAAGACCCAGTCCGAGTTCGCCGACCTGATCGGCGTGCACAAGAGCCACATCACCCGGCTCAAGCAGCACGGCAGGCTGGTGATGGTGGGCGCGGGCAAGGCCGCGCGGGTTGACGTGGTTGCCAGCAAATTGCGCCTGACGGAGACCGAGGGAGGCAGGGACGACGTGGCGGCCCGCCACGCGGCGGCAAAGGGGCAGGAAGCGCCTGCGGCGCCCTCCGAGAAGCGGGTAGATGCCCAGACCCGCAAGGAAGCGGCGCAGGCCGACGTGGCGGAAATGGAGCGCGACGTGATGCGCGGCGGGCTGATCGCCCGCGACCAGGTCGAGCAGGCGCTGGCCGACGTGGTCGCCTTCGCGCGCCAGGGCATCGAAAACCTGCCGCACCGCGTCGCTGCGCAGCTGGTGAACAAGGATTTTGACGCGATCATGGCGATTTTGAAACAGGAAATCGTGGGGCTGATGGGCGAAATGCACCGGCAGGCGGGCAGGGAGCTGGCCTGGTTAACAAACACGGAGGGAGCATGACCGACGAGATCGATTGCGACCTGTGCGGCGAATGGTCGGGGCGGCTGATCGCCGGGAGCTGCGCGCCGTGCCGCGACCGGCGCCACCTGCCATGAGTGGGACAGCCTCCGTAGGTCGGGCTTTGCCCGACATGGTGGGCGAAGCCCACCCTACCAAAGCCAAGCCGCTGCGCGAAAGGATGCCGGAGACCGCCGCGTTCATCGATGTTTGCCGTGAAACATTCGGCAAGGAATGTGTGAACGAGATGATCAGGCTCGGCATCGAGGGCGCGCAGACTTTTCATGCGGCGGAGAACGGCATCGAGGTCGGCACCGCCATGCCGGGCTTCGATGAGTTGAAGGGCATCACGCTGGACCGGATGGTGTTGCGCGAGAAAAAGGAGGAGCCATGGACGAAAAAATAATACTCATCCGGTGGCCGGTGAGAGATTTGTTTTTACCGGTGACGGGTGTTTTTTTCTTCCACCCAGAGTGGGCGGTTGCGGCGAACGACGAAAAATTTGAGACAGAGGAAATATCAAAATGAAACTTGAAAGCGTTATGCCTTTAGCTGTTTCAATACAAGGTGCGGCTCAACTGACATCGTTATCGAAAAGCGTGATTGAAACCGCCATTCGCGCCGGTATATTACCTATTCGCAGGCATGGTAATAGGACATTGATCCTAACGCGCGTATTGGAAAAATGGCTTGAAAATTTACCACAAGACAGACCACGTGCTCCACCTCAACTTGAGGGTCATCGCACTGGCCGTCCGAAAAAAAATATAGATGACGCATGACAGAGTCAGATATTAAAGCATTAAAACCACGCACAACCGACTTTATGGTCGGGTGTGTGCATCGCTCTGGCTGCGTGTCCGCACCACCGGACGCAAGACATTCATCATTCGCCGAAAACAGTCCGGCAAAACCAAAATCATCACCCTGGGCGACTGGCCCACCCTATCTTTGAGACGTGCACAATTGTTGGCGGATCAAATAAATGAAAAAGATATTCCAATTCCACTGCAAATAGCATTTTTACTTAATGATTGTCTGCTCAATATGCAAAATCTTGCGGAACTTCCGCTGCATTCATCAGGCATTTATTTTCTTATTGATGGGGAAGAGGTTGTTTATATTGGGCAGTCGATAAATCCCCTTTCAAGAATTGGAGATCACCTGCGTAACAAGGATGGGAAATTTGATAGATGTTTCTTTATTCCAGTTCCTCGGTCAATTCTTGATTTAATGGAGAGCAATTTTATAAAGGCCCTTTCTCCAAAACTTAACGGAAATTCTGGGCCCTCTGTTGGCGATAATGATGAGCGCCCCGCTTAGCCCCCTCGCGCTGCGCGCCTTCGAGCGCGGCTGGAAGCCGAAGTCGTTCCTGACGGTGTCGGAATGGGCGGACGCGAACCGGGTGTTGTCCACGGTGGGCAGCGCCGAGCCGGGGCCGTGGAAAACTTCGCGCGTGCCATTCCTGCGCGAGATCATGGATCAGTTATCCGAGCATTCCACAGCGAAGAAAGTGGTGTTGATGAAGTCGTCGCAGTTCGCCGGAACCGAGGCAGGCAGCAACTGGCTGGGCTACATCATGGCGCACGCCAAGGGGCCGGTGGCGGTGGTGATGCCGACGGAAAAATCGCTCAACGATTGGGTGTCGCAAAAATTCGAGCCGATGGCGAACGACACGCCGGCGGTCAGCGCGGTGCTGAGCAAGCGCAACAACAACAGCAGCGACAACAACGCGCAGCGCAAGAAGTTCACCGGCGGGATCATCTACTTCAAGACCGCGGGCAGCACGGCGGAACTGAAATCGTCCAGCCTGCGCTACGCGCTGGCCGACGAAGTGGACGAGTGGGATTGGGAAACCACCCAGGGCGATCCGCTCGGGCTGCTGGAAGTGCGGCTCACCACCTTCCACGACCGCAAGATGTTCGTTGTGTCCAGCCCGACGATGAAAGACGCTTCGCGCATCGAGGAAGATTTCGAGACGGGCGACAAGCGCCGCTATCACGTGCCGTGTCCTCATTGCGGCGAACTGCAGCCGCTGGTATGGGGCAACGTCAAATGGTCGAAGCATCCGGACAACCCGAAGCGCATCGTGGACGCCTGGTATGTATGCCGGGAATGCGGCGCGGAGATCGCCGAATACCACAAACAGGAAATGCTCAAGGAAGTTGGATATGGGGGGCAGGCACGCTGGATCGTCAGCGCACCCGATGCGCCGCACCCCAGCTATCACGGCAGCGCGATCTATTCGCCGGTCGGCCTCGGGCTGAACTGGCGCGAGCTGGCCGCGGAATGGATCGCCGCGCAGGAAGACAACGCCAAGCTGATGCGCTTCGTCAACACGCGGCTGGGCGAGACCTGGGCGGACCGCTCGCACGACATCAAGGCCAACGCGCTGGAGGCGCGCGCCGAGCCGTATCAGTTGCGCACCGTGCCGCCGGGCTGCCTGGTACTCACCGTCGGCGTGGACACCCAGGACAACCGGCTGGAGATGCAGGTGATCGGCCACGGCAAGGACGGCCGCACCTGGACGCTGGATTACCACGTGCTGCCCGGCAATCCGTCCGGCGACGAACTGTGGGCGGCGCTGGCGGAATATGTGAATGCGGTGCGCTTCCGGAACACGCAGGGCAAGGAACTCATCAGCGAGGCCTGCGCGATCGACACCGGCGGCCACCACACCCACGCGGTGTATGCGTTCGTGCGTAGCCGCAAGGTGCGCCGCGCCATCGCCTGCAAGGGCGCGTCCACACCGGGCCGGCAGATCCTGTGCAAACCCTCGCAGCAGGACGTGAACTGGCGCGGCGTGACGCAGAAAAAGGGCGTCGCGCTGTACATGATCGGCGCGGACACCGCCAAGCACCTGCTCTACAACCGGCTCAACGGCGACCACGACAAACCCGCCGACGAACGGCACGTGCATTTTTCCAACCAGCTCGATTCAGCGTACTACGACGGGTTGGTCAGCGAGACCTTCAACCCGCGCAAGAACCGCTGGGAGATCAAGAAATGCAAGCGCAACGAGCCGCTCGATACCTGGGTGCTGGCGGTGGCGGCCTCGCACCATCCGGAGCTGTACCTGCACAAATGGAAGGCGGGCGAATGGGACAGACGGGCGGCGCTGCTGGAGCCGCAAACCCCTCCCAGCCTCCCCTTGTCAGGGGAGGAGCAGAAGGTGCAGACGCCTGCGCCGGTGCGGCGCAAGTTGCGCAGGTTCGGCAGGATAGGTTCATAACCATGACGGAGGTGAGGCAGATGATAGATGACCTGATCCAACTGATGCGCGATGCCGGCATCGCGGTGCCGGACGGTGTGGCGCAGACCATCGAGGTGCGGCTGCGGCAGACCTACGGCGGCGAGCGTGTCTATGTCGCCAGCCTGCCCAAGCAACGCCGCGCGGTGCAGCTCGCCAAACTGGCCAAGCACACCCAGGTGGAAATGGCGCTGGCCACCGGGCTGACGGTGCGCGGGGTGCGCAAGATATTGAGGGGAAGATAAGGCGGAACTTTTTTGCCTTAACAAGTTCCGCACTGCTGCCGCATCCTTGCGCGGCACATGACCGACATCCCGACCAACGAGCCGTCCTCCGCCCGCGCAGGTGATACCTGGAAGTGGACGCGCTCGCTCGATGATTATCCGGCCACGCTGTGGACGCTCAAATACCGCTTCAAGCACCCCACCGCCGCCGGCTTCGAGATCACCGCCACCGCCTCCGGCGTCAACCACGCCATCACCGTCACCGCCGCCACCACCGCCGCACTCACCGCCGGACTTTACACCTGGATCGGCTGGGTGCAGGACATCGCCACCGGATTGGAAAAATACACCGTCGACACCGGCAGCCTCACGATCGACCCGGATTACCGCAGCGGCACCTCAGCCGCCCCGGTGCTGGACGACCGCAGCCACGCGCGCAAGATGCTGGAAGCGATCGAGGCCTGGCTGGAATCGCGCGACCTCGCCGTCGCCGAATACGAGATCGCCGGGCGGCGCATGAAATACATCCCGATCGCCGAGCTGGTCAAGATGCGCAACCGCTACCAGAACGAGATCGCCGCGCAGGCCAACGCCGAGGCGATGGCCAAGGGCGAAGGCATCGGCCGCAAGATCCAGTTCCGGATCTAGGCATGGACAGGGTGCGCGCGGACGCACATCACTTACAGACGGGGCACACACATGGGCATCATTGACACCCTGCGCGGCTGGTTCAAAAAACCCGGCAAGCGCGACAATTATGCCGCCACCTATGGCAGCGGCAACTCCGCCGGATTCGCCGGCGGCGCAGTCGGGCGCCTTGCCGCCAGCATGTCTACCTGGGCCGGCTCGGTCAACCTGGACCTGGACGCCTCGCTGGTGATCATGCGGGCGCGCGCCAGGCAGCTCGCCCAATCCAACGAATACGGAAGGCGCTTCCTGTCGCTGGTGGCCAGCAACATCGTCGGGCATTCCGGCCCCAAGCTGCAGGTGCGCGCCTACAAAGATTTGCGCGACCCGGCCAAATCGCCCACGCTGGACAAATCCGCCAATGACGTGATCGAGATCCACTGGATGCGCTTTGGCAAAAAGGCCGACATCACCGGGCGCGGGCCGCTGTCGCACCTGCTGCGCATCGTGGCCAAGAGCGTCGCGCGCGACGGAGAGGCGCTGGTGCGCATCATCCGCGACAGCAAGCTGCCCTACGGCATCGCACTGCAACTGCTGGAAGCCGACCGGCTGGCCGAAAACATCAACCTCAATCTTGCCAGCGGCGCGGTGCGCCAGGGCGTCGAGATCGACGCCAGCGGCCGCGCCGTTGCATACTGGATACACACCCAACATCCCGGCGACCGCTACGGCTCGCCGGAACAGAAGATCGAGCGCATCCCGGCCGGCGACATCATCCACGTCTACCTGCCCGAGCGCGCCGAACAGGTGCGCGGCTATACCTGGTTCCACGCCATCCTGATGCGCGCCCACCAGTTGCACGGCTTCAACGAATCCGCGGTGATCGCCGCGCGCATCGGTGCATCCAAGATCATGACGCTGGAGCGCTCCGAAGAAGCGCCCGACGCCACCGCCGGTATGGGCGACGCGCAGATCGGCGGCGCCATCCAGATGAACGTCGAGGCCGGCGAGATCATGGAACTGCCGCCCGGATACAAGAGCGGCAACTGGAACCCGGAATATCCGCACGCTAATTTCGAGAGCTTCGTCAAGGCCGCGATGCGCGGCATCAGCGCCGGGCTGGATGTCGCCACGCACAACCTGTCCGGCGACATGACCGACGTGAACTACAGCAGCGCGCGCATCGCCGAGCTGGCCGAGCGCGAACAATGGATGGTGCTGCAGGACTGGTTCATCGCCGTGCTGATCGAGCCGATCTATGAGAAATGGCTGGAGATCGCCATGCTGCGCGGCGACATCACCTTCGACATCAGCGGCAAGGCACTGCCGTTCGACAAGCGGCCGAAATTCGCCGCCGCCTCGCGCTTCCAGGGCCGCCGCTGGAGCTGGGTGGACCCGAGCAAGGAAGTGGATGCCAGCCAGAAACAGGTCGATCTCGGCATCAACAGCCGCACCAACATCGCGGCGGCGCAAGGCAGGGAATTCGACGACATCCTCGACGAACTCAAGGCCGAACAGAATGCGATGGACGCGGCGGGGATCAGGCCGAAGGCGCCCGCCGCCGCAGCACCCCAGCAACCTGGGACACCGGGCGATCCGCAGTAAATTTTTAAGGAGAAACAAAATGGAACTGAAAAAACTGTATGACCCGATTTCACCATCGGGTGAAGTCCTTGACCGGACGACGGTGCTGAACTCCCCGGCGGCGAAGAAGATCGTTGCTGACTTCGACGCACTGGCTATTGCTACTGGACAGCCTGCGGAAGCCATATCTGCTCCTGAGTTGTTTACGGAACTGATAAAACGCGGCCACCTGTCCGAATTAAGGCTCAGGAAAGTCGTCAGGGTGGATGGTGTTCCAGAGAACCAGAAGTTCTCGCCCAAGCTGATTGCGCAAGGGCAGGGGGAAGGATGGCTGTCCGTGGCCAAGGGCAACGTCATCATCCATGGCGAAGACGGGGATGTTGTGTTCAAGGTGCTGGCGATTCCCGGACGCTACTGCCGCCACTGCGGGGAGAAGCTAACGGATGACACGACCGGCTCAGCAGCACGCAAGCATGTGGCCGAGAAGCACGCCGGTAAGGTGTCACCAGATCATGAAAACCCATCCGGCTACGCGATGCAAAACTACTACGACTGCAAACTGGAGGCTAATCATGGCTGATTTCTTATTCAACAGATGTAAAGGGCGCGTTGCAGAACTCTACAACAGGGTTGACTTGAATGATCCCGCGAACGCTGTGCTGGTTGTTGCCGCTTGGTTAAGCACAGCGACTGACGCCACGCTGAAAGACCTGGACACGCACGCCGATCTTGAGTCCGACGTGAATACCGCAGAGGCTACCAATTCCGGCTATGTGCGCAAGGTGCTGACGGACGCCGACATCGCGGCCTTCGCTCCGGACGACACCAACGACTGGGTGCTTATCACCATCCCAGACCAGACGTGGACTGCGGTTGCTGCGTCTCCGGGCGCGTGGTCTGATCTCAGTATTTGCTATGACTCGGATTCCACCACCGGCGCGGATTCAGCCATTGTACCGATGACCTGGCACGACTTCATTGTGACCCCGAACGGTGGGGACATTACTGCAGACGTTGGTGTGAACGGCTTCTTCAAGGCGAGCTAACATGGCACTCATCGAACGCTTGATGGGTATCGAAGAACCCAAGATACAGATACACGCCTTTCAGAGCATCATGGCGGAGTGGGCGCGGGGGAACTTCACCGGAGCGCAGGCGCAAGCTGCTATTGCGTTCGTCAGTCACGGAGTGGCGCTGGATTCTGCTGCTGCTACTGAGGCGCAAGCACTGGTTGCTACTGTACCCACTGGTAGCACGGCCACTAACAAGGCAGACCGCGCACTCAAGCTACAGGAGATCGACCAAGTGCTGCTGCTGGTGGATGCCAAGTGTCCGCCGTATGATGTAGCTGCAAACGTGAGAACCCGACTGGGTATCTAATGGCTCTCGAATTCGCCCACGGCGCGATACAGTGGCTCGCTGCTGATGCGGCGGGCGCAACCTACACTGTCAGCGGGCTATCCTTCCAGCCGAAGGCAATTCGCTTCTACTGGCAGGGTATGGCGTCTGCCACGGATGCAGTATCGCAAGCCACACATGGCCGCCGCGGCGTAGGCTTTGCAACCTCTACCAGCAATCGCAGGGCAGTAGGTACCTATTCGCAAGATGCGTCAACTGCTGCCGCCTGTGCTGCCGTTCCAGTTGACCTTGCGGTTGCCGTTCTGTTGAACAATGCTGGGGGAACTGCAGGATTACTTGACATCAACGCCATCAATTCAGATGGCTTCCAACTGATTATAGATACACAGGCTACCGCCAACATTACATTATTTTGGGAAGCATGGGGCGGTACTGATATTACGGTAGCAGCAGCGGGGCACTTTTTCGAACCGGCAGCTACTGGCAATCAGGACTACACCGTTAGCGGATTTGTAGCTGCCGCAACTGACCAAGTGGTGATGTTCGGAGGGTGTTGGGGCGGAGTAATCAACGTAGCCAACGAAATAGATAGCTGTATGACCGTTGGCTTTGCCAGCAGTGGCAGTGCAGCAGACAATGTGCATATCACTGGCAACAGTGACGAAGCCAGCGCCACGATGGACACGGACGGCTACTGCAAGACCGGTGAGTGCCTGTCATTCATCACTAATGGCGGTGGCAATCCTGATGCACGCGCCCAGCTAACGCAGTTTGGCACAGATAATTTCCGGCTTAACTGGATAGCACGCGCAAGCACTACTCGCTGCGGCATCTATCTTGCAATCAAGGGCGGCAGCTGGAAGGCCGGCAATTATACGATAGATGGCAGCACGCTCAATGCAACAGCCACTGTCAGTGGTTTGGCATTTGCGCCGAAAGGTTTGTCGCTGATAGCGCGCTTATCTGTTGAGAGTACCGCAGGCACTTCCGTAGCAGAAGACAGGATGGGCTTAGGTAGTGGCAGTTCTACTACCAGCCGCCGCAGTATGGGCATGTGGGATGAGAACGGCACCGGCAACGCCGAGCTAAACCATACCATCCAGTATGACCAGGTGCTGAGCTTCCCTGATAATGCAGGAGCCTTGCTGGCCGCCTTCGATATTAACGCGATGAACTCGGACGGGTTCCAGATTATCGTTGATGATCCTGGCGGTGTAGCAGGTGCGTGGCACGGGTATCTGACGTTTGGGGATGCAGCAGCAGGCGGACAAACCATCGGCGTTGCGCAGACTTCCGAGACCAACGTTGCCCAAGCCATTGCTGTCATAGTCGGCGCGCTCATCATTGGGTTGGGTCAGGCTTCGGAAGCTGATGCGGCGCAGATCATCACGCCGACGCAAGGTACGACGATTTCGATAGCACAGGTTGCTGAAATTGATGCTGCACAGATCATCGGCGTATCGGTAGGCGCAGTCACAATAGCTGTGGGGCAGGCCAGTGAGAACGACACTGCGCAAATCATCGTGCCGGCTCTTGGTGTGGTAACGGTCACTGTCGGGCAGGTGACGGAAGCCGATGTCGCGCAGGTGATCGGCGTGCAGGTTGGCGTAGTCACGATTTCGGTAGTGCAAACCTCTGAGGCGGATGCAGCACAAAGCATCACCGTCGTCACTGGCACAGGGGTTGTTGCAGTCAATCAGGCAGCTGAGACGGATAGCGCGCAAGCGATCGCTGCTGTCGCCGGGGCGATCACAATATCTGTGGCACAGGTAAGCGAGACGGATTCAGCGCAGGCTGTTGCCCCAGTGCTTGGGGCGTTGACGGTCGCGGTCGGACAGGTCATTGAGGTTGATAGTGCGCAGACGATCAGTGTAGTCGGCGGCGCGGTAAGCGCCAATCATGTCCGCCGGCAGATCCGCGAAGCATTCGCCGCCCAAACCACCGGGCTGACCACCACCGGCGCCAGGGTATTCCAAAGCCGCACCCGCCGGCTTGCCGCAGCGGATATTCCCTGCTTGCGCATCTATGTCGAGAATGAAACCATCATCTCGGAGGATGTGCTGGGCGCACCCTACATGCAGCACCGCATCATCAACGTGCGCTGCGAGGCGCTGGCCAAGCAATCCGCCGATCTGGTGGATAAACTCAAGCTGATATGCAAGGAAGTGCAAGTCGCCATCGCGGCGAACGACCGGCTGGGAGTTATTGCAAAACTGCCCGGTACCCTGACCGGCATCGAAATAAATCAGGACGGCAGCAGCGATCTTCCGGCAGGGCTGGCAGCGATGGACTGGCAATTCGTTGTTTTGACCTGGAGCGATGCGCCTGATGTAGTGTTGTAAAACCGGAACTTTTTTGCCTTAACAAGTTCCGCCTGATTCCCCCATTCTTCGCGTATCTGTACGGGCGGGTTTGAAACCCGCCCGTACAATAAACCCGTCCCTACGGAGACACGCGATGAAACTCACCCGCACCACCACCGCATCCGCCACCCGCGCCGCCGGCGACTCGCCCGATCTGGTCGAGATGTCTGTATCTTCCGAGGCGCCCTACGAGCGCTGGTTCGGCATCGAGATATTGCGCCACGCGCCGGACGCCGTGGATCTGTCGCGCCTCGCCGATGGCCGCCACCCGCTGCTGCTGAACCACAACCCCTCCACGCAGATCGGCGTGATCAAGAAAGCATGGCTGGGCGACGACAAGAAGCTGCGCTCGGCGGTGAAGTTCTCCCGGTCGATGCTTGGCCAGGAGATCAGGAACGATGTCGAGGATGAGATCCGCACGCTGATCTCGGTCGGCTATTTCATCGACGAGATCGAAGAAGTCGAAAAAGCCGCCGACGGCAGCGAGACCGTCATCCGCCGCATGAGCGGCGAAGAATTCGAGCGCGACATGCTCAAGGAACACGGCGCGGATTTTTACCGCAGCGGCCCGGCGGCCGCGCGCAGTAAAGATGCCGAGCCGCCCACGTTCGTCGTCACCCGGTGGTGTCCTTTCGAGGTCTCCATCGTGCCGGTGCCGGCGGACACCACTGTCGGGATCGGCCGCTCGGCTGGCGCTGAGAAAGACCCCGCACCTGCAGCACCCGCACCCGTCATTGCCGCACCCGCTGCCGCCATTCCGGCGCCGGCATCTATTATTTTTCAGGAGAAAAAAATGTCCGACCCTATTCAAAAAACGCCAGCCGAGCTGGAGATCGAACGCCGCGACGGCATCCTGTTGCTGGCGGAGCATTATGCCAAATGGCTGGACCAGAAAGATATCCAGGCCGCGATGCGCAACGGCACCGCCGTCGAGGCCTTCAAGGACCTCATCATCCAGAAGATGGAGTCGAAGCACACCGACACCAGCCAGTTGCACATCGGCATGAGCGGCAGCGAGATCAAGCGCTACAGCTTCGGCCGCGCGATCATCGCGCAAATGACCGGCAACTGGAAGGACGCCGGGCTGGAGCTGGAATGTTCGCGCGCCGTCGAGAAGATCATGGGCAAGTCGCCCGAGGGCTTCTTCGTGCCGTTCGATTCGTTCAAGCGTGATTTCAACGTGGGCACCGGCACCGAGGCCGGCAACCTGGTTGCCACCGGGCTGCGCGCCGACATGTTCACCGACGCGCTGCGTAACAGCATGGTGATGGGCCAGCTCGGCATCACCATGCTGGCCGGGCTGACCGGCAACGTGGACCTGCCGCGCAAGAGCACCGCCGGCACGCTGGGCATGCTGACGGAAATCGGCTCCGGTTCCGAGACCAATCCGCTGACCACCAAGGCCACGCTGTCGCCCAAGCGCATCAGCGCGTTCACCGAGGTATCCAAGCAGGCGCTGATCCAGTCCGCGCTGGCGCTGGAGAACCTGCTGCGCGACGACCTGATCACCGGCGCCGCCGTGCTGCTGGAGAACCAGATCATCAACGGAGCCGGCACCGGCGCCGAGATCAAGGGACTGCGCAACGTCACCGGCATCGGCACCGTGGTCGGCGGCACCAACGGCCTGGCGCCGGCCTGGTCGCACTTCGTGGATCTGGAGTCGGCCTGCACCAACGCCAATGCCGAGCCGGATCGCGTCGCGGGTTATCTGCTGAACACCAGGACGCGCGGCAAGCTCAAGCAGACGCAGTTCGCCACCAACCTGCCGTTCATCTGGCAGAACGGCGCGCAGCCGCTGAATGGCTATCGCGCCGCGGTGACCAACAACGTGCCGAGCAACCTGACCAAGGGTACTTCCACCGCGGTCTGCTCGGCTGCGTTCTTCGGTTCCGACTGGAGCATGGTGACGCTCGGCCTGTTCGGCGCGCCCGATGTCACGGTTGATCCGTACACCAAGGCCGACACCGGCCAGGTCAAGATCACGCTGAACCAGTTTGCCGACATGCAGCACCGGCAGCCGGCCACCACCAGCGACATCGTTGACCTGCTCGCAGGCTGATGAAGAAGCAGCACCAGGCAGAAAAGAAAGCACCGGCACCCGAAAAGGCGCCGGTGCCTTTCCCGATCTGGCACTGGTGGAACACATGAATTGGGATATCAACACATCAAACGGCTTCGAGTCGGACAAGGTCCGCTTCGAGGTATTACAGTATCTTGTTCGAGGCGGCCTCGACATAGGCTGCGGCGCGAAGAAGGTATGGCCGCACCTGATTGGCATCGACTCCGGCAAGGACACCGAACTGTTCGGCACGCCGATGAAGCCGGACATCATCGTCAACAGCGCCGAGCGCCTGCACCTGTTCGCGGATGGCAGCGCCGACTCGGTGTTCAGCGCGCACACGCTGGAGCACATCGAGAACTGGCGCGCCGCGCTGGCCGAATGGTGGCGGCTGGTCAAGACCGGCGGCTACCTGGTGCTGTACCTGCCGCACCGCGACCTCTACCCCAACATCGGCGAACCGGGCGCAAATCCGGACCACAAGCACGATTTTCTGCCAACGGACATCATCGCCGCGATGAGCGGCCTCGCGCCCGACCATGATCTGCTGGTCAACGAAGTTCGCGATGGTGGCAACGAGTATTCATTCCTGCAGGTCTGGCAGAAAAAATCCGCCGGGCACGGCCAGCTTCACAGCTACGACCTGCCCAGGCCGGCGCAGACCGCCGGCATGGTGCGCATCGGCGCCAAGGGCGACGCGCTGTGGGCATCCAGCCCGTGCGCGCTGCTCAAGGAACAGGGGTACCACGTCACCGTCTTTGCCGCGCACACCGGCGAGGAGATGCTGCGCCACGACCCGAATATCGACCGCATCGTGAGCCTGCCCGACGGCGTGATGACCGACGATGAGCTGCTGCAGTTCTGGGCTTTGCAGGCGGCCAAGTTTGATAAGTGGATCAACCTGGTCGGCAGCGTCGAGCAGCGCCTGCTGTTCCATCCGTCCAGCAATGAGTTCTTCCTGCCGCAGAAGCTGCGCCACCGCTTCGCCAACGTCAATTATCTGGAGATGATCCACGACTACGCGGATCTGCCGCACGAGTTCCGGCAGAAGTTCTACCCGTCCGCCGCCGAGACGGCCTGGGCGCGCGAAGTGCGCGCCAAGCTGCCGCCCGGCCCACTGGTGGTGCTGAACGCCTGCGGCTCCGGCCCGGCCAAGACCTGGCCGCACGCGCAGGAATTCATGCGCCTGATGGCCGAGGCCGGCATCGTCACCGTGGTGCTGGGCGATACCCGCGACCTGGCGCTGGAAGAGATCGAGCCGTATGCCGTCATCGTCGGCACCGAATGGCCGGTGCGCGCCGCGCTCGCGTTCGCG